ACCTAGAAACGTTTGAAGATGTTATGGGATTTTCTGATGAATCAATTTACACAATGTTACGTGATAAATTTTCCAACTTAAACACTGAACAAATAGAATCGTTTATTGCAACACATGATATACAGAAAATAATATCTGAAAATAGCATAACTGCAACTGGTAAGCATGATGTTGACGACGGGCCTCGAGGATTTTACGGAAACCAGGCTACATATAATAAACAGACATCTAATATGGCAATGAGATTAGGATACCAAGTTGTAAACTATCTAATGGATGACTCGCCGATACAAACTCATGATACCAACTTTCCTGATGGCCCGCCATTATCAGTATCATATTTTCCAACTGGAGTTAAAGGAGCAGCAAATTCAGGTACCGATTATATGCGTGATATGAAAGGTAATCCTGCATATTCGGAATGGCGTAAATATATTAATAACGTTGCACAGCAAGTTGGATATAAATTTATTGACTTTTTAGGAGCCGAAGATTCAGTAGCTTCAAGTGCTCAAGAAGAATTATCACCTACTGGATTACGTGAAGATATAAATTTACCTGTTAATATAGGTGACACTGTAATGATGGGTAGATTTAAAAATAAAAAAGTGGTTGTGAAAACAATTGGCTGGAGTGATAAAGGTGATTTATTAATTAATGGAAGATCTGCTATGAAAATGCGTATACCACCAAAAGAACAAGAATTAACTAAAGAATGGTGGAGCAGCCAGTTAGGAGAATTATTAACTGAAGCTAAAGCAAATACACATTTAACTCATTTAGAAGAATTGATATTAACCCAAGGGGCTCAGGGGTATAAAACAGCTCGTTCATTTTTAATTGAAATGTTAAAAAATCTTAAAGGAAATAGCGATGCAAAAGTTAATACATCAGTTAAATGGGATGGTGCACCAGCCATATTTGCAGGAATTAATCCAGATAATAAACAATTTTTTGTAGGAACAAAGTCCATCTTTAATAAAGAACCTAAGATTAACTACACAAAAGAAGATATAGATTTGAACCATGGCCATGCTCAAGGCCTAGCAGATAAATTAAAATTAGCTTTAGAATACTTACCAGCATTGGGAATTAAAAATATATTGCAAGGCGATTTCATGTTTGATAAAAGTATTTTAAAATCTACAAATATTGATGGCAAAAAACATTATTCATTCCGTCCTAATACAATAACATATGCAGTAGATGCAGACTCTGAATTAGGAAAACAAGTTGCTTCTGCAAAATTAGGTATAGTATTTCATACAACATATCGATCATTAGATAGTGGCGCATCTTTTGGGGCTGATGTAAGTGGATTAAAACGTAATTCTAATGTTTGGTTTGATGATGCATTTTTTAAAGATACTACTGGTGTAGTAACGCTGACAGCATCTGAAGCAAGAGAAGTTGCTATGATGATCAAAAAGGCAGATTCAATAAAAATAAATTATGATAATCTTCCAAGTCCATTATTAAACATATACCTTAATCAAGAAATAAAAACCGGACAATTTGTTGATAATGCGGCTATATCATTTAAAGCATTCCAGAAATGGTATGAACTCCGAGTTGATAAAAAAATTGCAAAACTAAAATCCGATCGTGGAATAGAAAAGGCTACGTTAGCAAAACAAGAGCAGATGTCAATGTTTAATGAACGAAGGCAGGATATTTTAAATATATTCATTGTATCAAAATTGCTAGCAGATGCAAAATTAATATTTGTTAAAAAGTATAATAATGCTGTATATAATACAAAACATTTTGTAGACGATGGCAAAGGCGGATTACGAGTAACAGCCCCAGAAGGGTATGTAGCTGTTGATCGTATTGGCCAAGGAGTTAAATTTGTGGATCGTGTAGAATTTAGTAGAGCTAATTTTGCAATGGATAAAGGTTTTACAAAATAATAACTGTATATTTATATAAAATAATATGAAGGACATTATGAATGAATCTAAATTAAGAGAAACTATTCGAAAGGAAATTCGTACTTCTCTAAAAGAAGTTGATGTTACTACCGGTGTAGAGCGTGAAACTAGTAAAATAGAAAAAAATGCTGGCGTGAAAATGCTTAAGCGTGCTTTGGCTCAAGGAAGTCCGCGACAACAAGCTGCAGGACTAGTTAAAGTAATCAATGCAATATCAGGCGGAAATGCCGCAGTTAATAACGCATTAATTATGATGTTAAAACAATCAGCACCAGAAGCCGCACCAGAACCTACCATGGAAAACTCCGGAGAAATGTCTGGTGCATTAGCTGGTAGACAAGCAAGGTTAGACAAGACTCAAGCTTTTGTGCAGTTAAAAAATGTATTAGCAACTAAACCGGCAATGCAGCAAGTTGATTATGTAATTCAATTGATAAATGGATTAGGATTACGTGATTCTGCTAAAAAGCGTTTGGTAATTAAATTACGTCAAGGCCTAGAATAATATGTCTGATAAGTTACAAAATATAAAAGCTGTAAATGAATTACTGGCTGGGAATCATAAATCTCAGACTAGGAAATCAATTTACACAGGTTCTACAAAAACAGTTATTCCAGAAGATGAAGTACTCGAACGGTTTAAAACTGGTAAGCCAAAAATTTGGATTGAAACTGATACAAAAGGATTTCGTACTCGCGTTACTCAACACGATGGATTCAAGTCACGTGAGCCTGAAAATTCTGTTTTAAAAACAGTTCAAGACGCTTTAGCAGTTCCAGATGAATGTCCTAAATGTGGAGCAAAAATGCGTAATCATGAAAAACGCTTAAATTTTAAATTCTGGTTTAAACGTAAATCGTGCTTTAGTTGTGTATTAAAAGAAGAAAGTCGTATTAAATCTCAAGGCACCGAATCTTGGCAAAGCTACCAAAATGAAATAATGGCTGCTAATGCCGAATCATGGTTTCAAGATACTGATAAAGAAGTAGAAATATTAAAAGAATCTATGAAAGAAACGGTCTGGGGAAATGCAGATGGCGAGCTAGGCGAAGTAGATATATCATCTCAAGTTGAACGAGTTGAGACTGATTATAATAAATTAAAAGAAACAATTAGAAATCAATTTGCGGAGAATACTAATGGCAAAGAATAGATCATTAAATAAAATTGGAAAAGAATTTGACAAGCTTGTGGCTGACATGAAAAAGGCTGCCGGTGAATATGCCAAGGCAGATGGGTCAAAAAAACAACAAATGATTTCTAAATTAAAGCAAATGACAAAAAAGAAAGCATTATTACAAAAAGAAATGGAATCAGCTGTAAGTGCAGCAGATAAAGATGTGGAATTGCAAGTCGATGAAATGACCAGTCTAATTAAATCTGAAGTTACTAAATTAATAAAAGAAGAATATGGGTATATTAAATAAAATATTCTCCGGTGGAGCAAAGGAGTTAGTTGATAGCGTAGGCGGCGTGTTAGATAACTTAACTACATCTAAAGAAGAAAAGTTGCATGCAAAGCAAAAAATGCAACAGTTAATATCAGATTACGAAACTAAAATGGAAGAGAATATTACAGATCGCTGGAAGGCTGATATGAATTCTGATTCCTGGTTATCAAAAAATGTAAGACCTCTAGTATTAGTATTCTTAGTCGTTTCAACCGTGTTAATGATATTTATTGACGCGGGTACAATTGCATTCGATGTTGAAGCTAAGTGGACAGACCTATTACAATTAGTTCTTATTACTGTTATTGGTGCTTACTTCGGCGGCCGTACTGTAGAAAAAAGAAATAAGAAATAATTTGTGTATTTGCAAATAATTTATTATATTTAATGTAATGGCAATAAAGAAATCACTTAAAGAAATTATACGCGATGAATATAAACGGTGTTCACAAGACCCGGTACACTTTATGCGTAAATACTGTATTATACAACATCCTACTCAGGGTAAAATGTTATTTAATTTATATCCTTTTCAAGAAAAATCATTAACTCAATTAAAAGACAACCGGTACAACATAATTTTAAAATCACGACAGTTAGGTATATCAACATTAACTGCTGGATATGCATTATGGAAAATGATATTCCGGTCTGATTTTAACGTGTTAGTTATTGCTACAAAACAAGACGTTGCAAAAAATCTTGTAACTAAAGTGCGTGTAATGAATGAGAATCTACCCAATTGGTTAAAAGGTAAGACGTTAGAAGATAATAAATTATCATTACGTTATGCAAACGGTTCTCAAATAAAGGCAATTTCATCAAAAGGCGATGCCGGTAGATCTGAAGCATTATCATTATTAATATTTGATGAAGCTGCATTCATTGATCGTATAGATGAAATATGGACATCTGCTCAGCAAACATTAGCAACTGGTGGTGATTGTATAGCATTATCAACCCCTAATGGAGTTGGTAACTGGTTTCATAAGATGTGGGTCGATGCCGAAGCCGGCGGTGAATTTAATACAATAAAATTACATTGGACTGTACACCCGGATCGTGACCAAGTATGGCGTGATAAACAAACAGGATTATTAGGCGAAAAGGGCGCGGCTCAAGAATGTGATTGCGATTTTATATCATCTGGTCATACAGTCGTCGATGGCGAAATTTTACAATATTACTCTGATACATTTGTTAAAGATCCAGTAGAAAAAAGAGGATTTGATTCTAATTTTTGGATATGGGAATATGCCGATTACAATAAAAACTATATGGTAGTTGCTGATGTTGCGCGTGGCGATTCAACAGACTATTCAGCGTTTCATGTATTTGATACGGAAGCATGTCACCAAGTTGCAGAATATAAAGGAAAGATAGGAACAACAGAGTATGGTAACATGTTAATAGCCGTTGCAACAGAATATAATAACGCATTACTAGTTATTGAAAATGCAAATATTGGTTGGGCGTCAATACAAGTTGCTTTAGATAAAGGATATTCAAATTTATATTATTCATATAAACAAGACGGGTATGTAGATGAAGATGTTCAATTACGTAAAGGATATGATTTAAAAGGTAAATCAAAAACAGTTCCTGGATTTTCAATGACATCAAGAACTCGTCCATTAGTAATATCAAAATTAGAAACATATTTTAGAGATAAAACACCAGTAGTGCATTCAAAACGATTAATTGATGAATTGTTTACATTTGTTTGGTTAGGTCATCGAGCAGAAGCAGCGCGTGGATATAATGATGACTTGGTAATGTCATTCTCTACTGGATTATGGATGAGAGATACAGCATTAAGATTGCAGCAACAAGGTATGGATTTAAATAGAAAAGCTTTAGGACATTTTGGAAAATCTCAAGGTGTTTATTCCGCAACACAACAAACACCAAAAGAATGGCAATGGAAATCAGGTGACGATGAAAATGCCGATTTAAAGTGGTTACTCTAATATTTATTTATATAGGTAAAATATGACTGATACTTCATTACGAGCTCGATTAAGTAGATTATTTGCAACCAACGTTGTTGTACGTAGAATCTCAAAAAACAGATTAAAAGCTGTTGATACAAACAGGATACAATCCACCGGAAATATGTCCAATAAACGGTATGTGGATAGATTTTCTGGAGTCCATAAAGGACAGCCAGGATATGGTACATATAATCAAAACCAAACATTTCATACATCTAAAATAGAATTATTTACAGATTATGAAGGTATGGATATGGATCCTATATTATCTTCTGCATTAGACATTTATGCAGACGAATCCACCGTTAAAGATGCTGACGGCGATACATTGACAATAACATCGCCTAATGATGATATAAGAAAAATACTTCATAATTTATTTTATGATATTTTAAATATAGATTATAACTTATGGCCATGGATTCGTAACGCATGTAAATATGGCGATTTTTATTTACATTTAGACATTGAAGAAGAAGTAGGAATTGTAAATGTAATGCCATTATCTGCATATGAAGTGATGAGAGAAGAAGGATTTGATGAAGAGAATCCATATGCACATAAATTTACTCTGAACAATACTCATGGAGGAGGTTCTCATAATTTTGCTTCCTTTAAAGGCGAAGGTAATTTACAAGAATTTCAGCCATTCGAAATTGCTCATTTTCGTATGTTATCTGATACTAATTTTTTACCGTACGGTAAATCAATGATTGAGCCGGCTCGAAAAATATTTAAACAATTGACTCTCATGGAAGATGCGATGTTAATTCATCGTATAATGAGAGCTCCAGAAAAAAGAGTATTCTATGTAAATGTAGGTGCTATTCCACCAGACCAGGTAGAGCAATTTATGGCTGACACAGTCAATAAAATGAAAAAAACACCCCACATTGATCAACAAACGGG